GAAACGTAGGAAGCTCGGGCAGAGAAACCGCTACCTTGTACGTCTGTTGTCATGATCGGTTTCGAAGCACCGCCAAAGATAATGTTGGATGTCCCATTCCCGACAACATAATTAATGTTACGTCCGTTATAGACCACAGGCTGACCTTCAGATTCCTGGGTGTATGTTGAGGGCCGGGCCACGTTAACATCCCCCCAATCAAACTGTACGGATAGCAGAAGCTCGAATGGCCCTTCAGCACGAACAAAGGTGTTAATTTTACGCATCACCTTACGCTCTTCTGTGTCGCCAAAATCGATGTAAGGAGTACTATAGATGCTAATTATATCTTCGCCGTTAAAGGACGTACCGTACTCTTGCTGGTAGACTTTGCCATCATAATCACCGTGCAAGATATACTCGATGCGACCTACATATCCAGAGGTACAGCAAGAACATCTAATACCCTGTAGCTCTCCAAACTCCCAACCAATCTGAGTATTGTTAGCACTTAGGGCTCCGATAACACCCATTGATTCACTGGGCTCATCATCATCATCGCCATAGAATAGTCTTACTTGGCTTTTAGATCGAATAACTAAGCTATTAACTGTGTCCATGTCGTAGTTTTTAATAATGTCTACGAGCTTACCTTGGATAGGCTTGGATAGTGTCTGGAGTTCAACATCACCAATTTTAGATGTACCCGCAACAGGACGTAAGCCATCTGGGCTGAGGAACATTAGATCCCCACCGATCTCAACAACACTGTCTTTTGCAATACAGCCCACGTTGTTTGTGACATTTTCTACTAGAAAGGCAAACGTGCTATCAGGGACAACCTTCTTAATGTCATTGTTACCGAATAGGAACAGGTTGTTACGGAAAGGCTTAATGTTAACAATACTAAATCCGGCTACAAGCTGACCGCCATTTGCTGCCGTAAAATCATACCAATCCGCTGCGGCTGAGTATGCAGCTATAGGGCCGAAGGCACTATCCCCGGACAGGAATAGACTTTTCTCAAAAACCTCTACAACTGAAGGTGCGGCTAGAGCCTGTGGGCCACCGGGATCTGCATCAGTACCCGCTCCTGTAGTGCTTATTTGTTTCCAATTGACGCCATCAAAGACTGTACAATTGTTAACACCGTCCACAAAAGCAATATGTGATCCATCACCAAAGTTCCATTGTGCAGCGCGTATCTTCTCTACTGTACGACCACTTTTGGTTACCTCTAAGGCAGACGCAGGAAGGCCTGTTGTCATAACCTGCCATCCCGCAAAGAAGACGTATTTATAAAAGCTATAGGTGTTAGATGCATAGTCTTTTCGAGCGGCAATAAAATATGGATTACCAATGTGCTCGTTACGATAGATAAATACGCCTAGAACTTTACCTGTAGCCGTAACACCTGTCTGGCCTACTTCGCCTAGGTTGCCATCTAGCTCGCGATACCCCTCAACACGACGATAGCCCCCAAACATGGAGGGCTCATAATTGATCAAACGAGAGGCACCGCCGGGGCTGCTTTCAGAGAGAGCTAGGTTGTTCTCGTTACTATTAAGTCCACCGCTACAGATAATCTGTGCGCTTTTAATATCATCTGCCATTAGAAGGCTATCCTCGTATCCCTCACATAATCATATGAATTGATGTAGATGGATTGCAGGCTCTTGAGCCCAACCTCGAAGGACTGCCGTGCAGTGTTTGCTGCATCGATGTTATCCTTAAACATGTACATGTGATAAAGCGCAGCATCGACAATTACATAATCGAACTCGCTTGGAACACGGCTTTCATCTGCAGCATTCGTGAGTGTCTCAGGAACGCGGTAATAATCATACCGCACAGAGTATGCTTTGTCTGGTGAGGGGCTTACACTAAAGCCACTGCCGTGTCTGCGAAAGACGTAGTTAGGAATACCTCTACCATCAGATCCTGCATCTAGATCGGCATTTCTATGTAATTTAATATACTCATCTCTGTCGATCAGATTTAGAGTAGTTGTTTGTGTGCCTAGGCCATCGTCTTTCTGGATATAGAAACTATGCCAATCTACGATTTTAAGGTCACTAGGCCAAGAGTAGTCTGTCTGACCGACGATTAAAAGTTGGTCATATGTTGCCGCATTGAAGGGCCACTCGTACTCTTGTTGATTAATCTGTGTGATAGCATTACGCACTGCATCTTTAGCAAGTGCTTGTACGCCTCGCGTATCATTAAACAAAGATGACTCGATCTCCACTTCGTTCAATCGACGAAGGAGTTTGTTACATAAATCTCTAAAGGTAGTAGCCATCTCAGCCTCTTATAAAGAAAGGGGGCCAGTTAGGCCCGGCCCCCAAAGACCCGCACTATGCAAGGTTGTAGTTTGCAGTCATCAACGCTTCTGGGCGTAGAATCTTCTTGCCATACAATTGCATTCCGCGAACAACGTCTGCGAAGGTATCTGGTGAGCGGAAGCTCTCAGTCTTCGTGATTTGTTGCGCAGTTGCTACTGCTGAGTCATGGCCTGCAACGATTGAGCCCCAGTTGTCCTGTGAGCCTGCGCTTGCTGCTGTTCCTGCACCTGTACCGAAGTATGGTAGGTTGTTAGAAACATATACGCGGAAGCCACGGATTGTACCCGGTAGACGACCATTGCGTACTTCGCCTTCACCGCCGAAATCAGCGTTGATCAATTTCGCGTCTTCATCCATTAGGATTTCTTTGAAGACAGGATCAACAACAATCCAACGACCATCAGTGTCCACATTTGCTGCGTCCATTAGACGAGCCATGCGGTTCATGATTGCCAAAGGTGAAGTGATAGCACCTGTACCGCCACCTGCAGCTACAGGAATTGAGGTCAATTCGTGTGTGTCTGCGTCTGCAGTACCTGTTAGTGGAGTACCACCGAAGTCAGCTATGTCGAGCTTGTTTGCCGCCAACAATTCGTCGGAGCCTGCAGTTGTGTCTGCTTTTTCGCCGCCGTTAACTGTTGTGTTGCGGATCCATGCTGTATCACCTGCGTTACGCACGTAACCAGTTAGGTATCCCAAGCAGTCTTGGTCAAACTTATCACGCAACTTATAGCCTGCGCGGTCAGTTGCTAGATCCATGAAATTGATGTGCCAAATCTTCAACAAGTTTCGCTAATTCTTGTCCGTTCTTAGTTAAGAACTGCTGCATATTTCTATGCAGAGGAGACCATATCATCACCCTAACTCTGTGTTAGGGGCTACGCGCTTCGGGCCGCTTGGCCCTACTCCCTCTCGGGATGGTCGTTGAACCTTCCGCTAGTGCGGCTTGGCTGCTGATTGTCCTCGTCTTTACGTTAGGATGTCCCAGACAATTCACGTAGTTTTTCGATTAGGGTTACCCCTAAAAGCTCCCATTAATGATAAGAGTGTGCTTCTTCAATGTCATCGATTGCGAACTGGAAGTACTGAGCAGAGTCGATCTGCAAAGTAAACCCGGCATCTGTAAGATCTTGTGTAGCCAATTGTGTGCCACGAAGATAGTTCGTGATAGTGATATCAGGCTCCTTGACGATCTTCACCGAATCACCGTAGTTCGCGATTTCTCCCGCGTAATCCGTATTAGTTACATCTTCAATAACGGAGCTCTTTCTGAACGCCTTCTGTACCTTTTTTGAGTACAGGGTGGGCGAGAAATTTCCATTTGAGAAGTTGCTCTGATGTGGAGAGCTTGTCTCTTGTCCGAATGCCATTTTAAATCTCCTTCTAATGAAATGGCGTGACCAGATTTGGTCAGTTCAAAACACAGAAGAGACATCGAAGTGGCAGTGCCTTGCAGAGGGTGCGTATATACTGCCGTATATACGGGCCTCCCAACACTGGTAGACTTTTTGTCGTTTTCTTCTGATGGGTAAAAATTTCTAGGGGTAGGTTATAAAAACGGCCCTAGACAATTATTGAGGTATCAATAATACCTGTATTATAGCACAACATATGCAAATAGTGCAATACGTTAGCGTGCATTTCCACTTAGGTCATATACAAAGTTGCCTGTCTTCATTGCTGTAAGAATAGCCTCTTCGTACTTTTCAAACTCTGCGTCAGACATACGCTCTACCTGACTTTCACTAAACCGGGGCTTTCCGTTTGATCCCGGCGTTGCTGCAGAAGAGCGACCAACAGACTGTGCTGCTGATTTCGAACGCTTAGTTTTGCGACCTGTATCCGCTTTATATAAATCCAAGGCTCTAGCTGCTGCTAGAACATCTGTGCTGTTTTTATATAAGGAATCTTTAATATTCTGAGGCTGCATAGACACCCACTCATGGAACTTTGGATCGTTGCGGATCTGATTAAAGTCTGGATGATAGTGGTGAAGCTGCTGCTCTGCCTCTCTACGATTAATCTTGTGCTCTAGCTTAGAAAGGTGGCCTAATCGACGTTCACCCTCTTCTAATGCTTCGTTAGCGCGTTTACGTGCTATCGTATCTACAATCGCTGCAACCTCGGGGTATTTCTTAGCCCATGCATCCACCTCTTGATCGTTTTTAGGGAAGCGGATCTGTTGCCGTGTAGCTTGATCTAGCTGCGCTTTAAGTTGTGCGATCTCTTGCTCTTTCTGTGACATGAGATGCTGATTATGCCGACGAAGATCTCCGTACCGTTTCTTGTACGTTTCGTCTTCTTGCCCTTGCGCCGGGGGCATCTCTTGCTGCGCTGCCATTTCTTGTGAATAAGACATATTGTCTTTGTCTAAGTCTTCTCGATAAGCACCTTTATACTTTGCCATTTTATTCTCTTATGTTGGGGGCCAAGGCCTTCCTCGGGTAGCCCAGATTAATTAAATGATGAATTTTATTGTTGGTTTTTTCACCATGCCATAAAGCGAAGTTTCGACCTTCTTGGGATAATATTCTTCATCCTCTTCTAGGTCAGGATATTCGCGCTCCTCTTCGTCTACGTTCACTCCGTCAGCCATTTCGATTGTGTTGCCTTCGGGTGTTTCGTATTCTTCTTTTTCTTCTTGTTTGGTATCGTCTGCTGCTTGTACCTCGGTGTCCTCAGTATCTTCGCCACTGGGTTCGTCTTCGTGATACCCTTTCCCTTCGCAATGCTCACAACCCTCTCCATCACATTCGTCGCAGGTTACCTTGCCTTCGGGATCTACCTCTTGGATAAGGCCCATGCTGTGCATACTCATCAGACCCATCTCAGCTTCAGCCTGCATGTCCATGATATGTTTTAGGCCGTGCCACTTAACTACATTTGCAGGTAGGACGTATTCTCCTTCAGAGATCATAACAGAAATATCGTCACGCACATTCTCTGCAGTGGATCCGATAGGGATTGGATTGCCGGAGACAGGATCTACGTTTTCACCGCATCCACACTCGTCCATAGCTCCACATGAGCAAGGCATCCCACCTTTGTACATGTTTCCTTGGATGGCTTTTTGTACAGCCTCGCCTCGGGTACGCTCGTAATCACTCAGCTTACCATCTTTGTCTAAGTCTGCTTTTTTTTCATCTAATTGAAATTTTTTCTTTGCCATTTCTGAACCTGCTTCCGTAGTAATACCCTTACGAGCTTCATTTAAAGATTGTCTCATTACTTTTTGTTCCAATATCCATAAGTGTCGGCAAACCAAATGCGCTCTTCATCTCTATCGAGCATTTTATATGGGGGTGTTGCCGCACGTTCTTCAGCAGTCATGTCGCGTCTTGCTTGAACCAATCGAGACTTTGTTTCGCCGCCTTCTAAGTAATAAAGCTCTGTATCTGAGACGTTAATATTTTGAGCTAACCCGCTCCGCATGGTCTTGTAATATTCGTCCATGACATCGTTAAGTTCGCCGGAGTCTAGTAAGTGGAATATAGCATTTGCCCGTGCGCGTTTATTATCCACATTATTTGGGCCTACCATGTCGCCCATAACGGAATTTGAATTATAGAAATCCGCACCCATTCCATCGGCCTCGACTGTACCCGACACTCGATGAATAAACTCCATCTTAGCATCCTGCTTTGCAATATTGTGATTGATATGATCTGGCGGGAACGAAGCCATCACAGTATTGTATTCCCTCCACTTATCAAAGACTTTACCTAGGTTAAGGACTTGGTGCGCTGACATGTTTTTGACGTTACCTAGTTCTGTAATCTGGCTTTTTGCGTAGGAGTTTTCTGGGCCATAGACACTATCTAAAATATCATTGACCGAGAACTTTTCAGACTTAGATGGGGATAATAGTGTGCCGCCAATAATGTCCTCTAGGTCTACAGGCTCATAAATAAGCTCATGCATTAGCGAAAGAGCAGTTTTTACTTCAGTCGAGGGTTTTGTAGAGACCAAGAACCGTAGTTGCCGCTCTAACTCTGACCGCATTTCCCCTCGAACTCTAGGGGAATCTAGATGATTAAATCCTGTACCTGTATCAGACTTAACTTCCGCATCTATGAAGTGCTGCACCTCATGTAACATAGTAGATAGGATCATCTCAGCATCTACTTGTTCTTCAGGTATTTCACCTTTCTTCCATTTATCTACAATAACTTTATCCGCTTCATTGCGCGGAGCGTCCTTCCAATTAGCAGCATTTTTGTATGAGTTAATACGGTTTACATCCTGAAAAGAACTTGGTTCCGATCTAAACTGATTTCCTGATGCACTAAATCCTGCCGACTGTGCTTTACGCCTACCTGCTTCGGCTGTTGTGTTAGAAACGTCGATGCCCATCTCAGACATTTCGGAAAAGAAATCATCATGAAAAAGAACTTCATCGAGGGTAGACTTACCGCCCTTCATTTGTGGGCCACGGCCTGTTGTTAGAGGTTTGCGAGGGATCTCTACTTTTTTAGTAACCTCTACCTCTTCAAAGTCCGTAGTTTTATTATTTAGAAGATCATCTAAATATACCTGCTGCGCCATAGCTAGGCGTTTAGCTTCTTCTTCTGTGATAAGTCCTTGTACAAAATCTTTCTGTATTTCTAACAAAGTCTTGTGAACTTGAATCTTTGCAGAAATCCTATCTTCGCGAGATGGTGCAGATGTTGTTGGACGTTTCTCTATAACAGTCTCTGTTTTGTACTGTTTAGGAAACTTTGTCTTGTTAAACTTAGCTGTTAAGGCAATCTCTGCCTTGCTATCATCTATCTCAGTTAGCCACTCGCCCTGCTCTGCTAATTGCCAAAGACCTGTCTTATTCCAGATCTCATCCCGAGAAGCACCATTGGCCTTCATCGTGTCGGCTAAAGTAACATTACTTTGATGTTTAGAGTTTTTTATGGCGGGTAAAAATAGTCCAAGTACTGTGCCGGGCTCACCTTCTGGAGCAATGCCATCTCCTGTTAGTGCCTTTGCAGCTATATTTGCGCCCCGAGCACCTAAGCCAACACCGGATGCTAAACCTAGAGCATCGCCAATAGTACCCTCACCTTTGAACATGATGTTATCAAGATCTTCGGCTGCGCCTACAGTTGCATCATAGGCAAATTGCCCAACCTGCTCTTTAGTGGGTAATGTAGGGTTCTGTGCGTAATCTTTTACTGCTTCAACAACGGCGGGAGCCGCATCTGTAACTTTCTGTCGTATAGTACGCTGATCTGGATTTACTCGGACAGTATACGTTCTGCCTAACGCTGTACGAAATACAGGATTGCCTGCATCGTCTTCACCGACCTGTGGATCATTAGTAGAAGCCCCCATCGGACGCGACCATCCCGGTACGCTTTCTAACGGATGCTTTGGCTCTGTTGCCTCTAGGTCATCCTCGTCATTGCCGAATATAAAATCCAGTAGACCCACTTATTCTGCTCCCTTGAGAACCTCTTCGCGTAGGGTTTTAAATCGCCGTAGTTCTGCGATTGCCCCTTGTATTTCTAGAATACGCTCATGGCTTTTTGTTGTCTCAAGCTGATCTCGTAAGACAAAGATACGAGCTTCGACGTAAGTATTAACGAGATCCATTACGTCCTTGTTGTTCACTAGAACGAGAAGGGATCGATAGAATTTATTGTCCATCATTGTACGGGTGGTTGTCCTTGTGGTGTTGGTGCTCCACCCTGTGCTTGTGGCTGTTGTGGTTGCCCACCATTAGCCCCACCGCCGCCGCCTGTGAATCCAGGTGCGCCCGGTTCTGGTGCTTGCCCCGGAGCAATATTACCACCGCCATTGCCCGTTGGATCTTGTGGGCTAGGCGCAGCACCTTGTGCTTGTGGCTGCTCTTCTTGTGGCATTACCTTAGCAATATCTGCCATCATCTTAGCTTGTAGCATTGCTTCGCGAGGATCGTTTAGGATGCGATCTTCATCTAGATCCATCGAAGCTGCCATCTCGCGTAGAATATAGTCGTACTTAACAAACGGTGCCATCTGTGGGTTAGCAGTCATTTGCATAAACTGGATAAGGCGTTGGCTGCGCACTTCGTTACGCATCAAGCTTTCCGTACCCCGAGCGATTACCTCTAGATCTCCAACCATCTCGGGATTGAAATCAAACTGCATATTGAATGCAAATAATGCTCTACCGATAGGCGATAGAAGGTAATCATCGATATTACGAACAACCGTTTTGATTGCTTGTTGTGATGCACCCATCAGCATCGACATACCACTCGCGGTACGGCCCACCGACATCACTCCAGATACACCGTGTGAATAAGATGGAATGCCTGTGCTTTCGTCTGAAAGCTGACGAGCTTTGTCGAACATCAACAATAGCTCTTGAGTAACATTCGGGAACTTGGTGCCGAAGATGGCCTGACCCGGAGCTCCGGCTTGTCTACGGAAGACCTTGCCCGGATACACGCTCATGTCTTGCCCCGGCACAAGGTTTGTCTCATCAATCTCGATCAACAAGTTACCAGATAGTGCGCCGTTATCTACAGCCATACGCATGAAGCCATTCATTAGCAACTGCGTATCGTTCATGTTTTCTGCAACACCGATACCGAAGAATGAGTACGGGTTCATCTCGTATGGAACGGCTGCGAAAGGAATGCGGCTTGGTGTAAATGGATTTAAAACCAGACGTAGAACCTGACCGTTACAGACCCATACGTTTACTTGGATCTCGTCTAGATCTTCTAGCTCTTTAGGTATGTCTAAGTCGGCTGCTTCTGCAGTCTCTGCATCTACAACACCCCAATACTCTAGCACCTCATAACGCTCTACGCTTTCCGTGCTATTGTTATCGTCTAGAGTGTGCTCCCAATATTCACGCTGATAGCTTGCGCCATAGTCGATGGCAAGCTCGATGCTTTCTTCGCGGAAGTGTGGACGATGCTTTAGATTGCGCAACTGAGTGCGGCTCATGCGGTGACGCTGAATTACAAATTCTGCCTCATCCATATTACGACTATCAGGATCAGGATATAGATCCCAGATAGATACATGCTCGACTTTAGGAATAGTCACAAAGTCTGGGTCGTATTCGCCATCGTCATTCCAACGCGCATACTCTTTATCGAAGGCAAACGGGCCTTTTAGGATACCTGTTCCAAATAGGCTCATCTCAAACGCTACAGAACGTAGATGTTTAGATGCATGGCTTTCTTCAAGCTGATCGTGCATCTTTTTTTCCATCTCCATAGCTGCACGTTTAGCAGGCTCGAAGGTGATGGACTCTGGTGTTACGCCCGGCCCCATTTCCAGATCGTCTTTGATTGGGCCAAGACGGTCTTCGTAATACCCCAAGTCACGCGCAATGTCTGGACGCTTGATATTGCGTGGAACCTTATAGTCCACTTTCATCTCATCCTTTACACGATCCTCTGTAATGGCTTTGGGATTAAAGTGTACCGCATCTGCTACGTTACTTGGGAAGCGGCGTGACTCAATCCCGATTGGGAATTTAGATCCTGCAAATAGGACATCTACAATCTGTGCATACGCCGCTAATACTTTAGTCTTTGTAATTTTAACAAAGGCTTTAGATTTCTCTGTATCGGTAAACTGAACCTCTGGCCCATAGATCCCGCGATAATTACGATAGCTATCTAGCCATCGCTCTTCATCCTGCATCCGCTGATCTTTAGCTTTGGTGTAGGATGATTGAACGTGTGCTACCAAGCCGGAGTATTCGAGGTTTTCCTCTACTACATCTCCGTCTTCTTCCAGTGAGATTACCTTATCTTCACTGACGATATCTTCGCCGTTATCATCGGGTGGATTCATAAATGCCATAGTTAGTATCCAAATATATTGTCAGATGGTTGCCATCTTTGCTCGGGAATACCTTTTCCAAAGTCGAATGGACTTGCTGATCGAGGCCTACTCATGATGCCGTATCGCACACTGTCGTAAGCATGGTCTGTTGCGTATCTAGGATCGATATCATCGGATCCTTTAGGGTCACTAGGAATGACAGGTAGATCCGCAATAATCTGTCTGCAGGTATCAAAGAAGACTAGTCCCGGCATCTCCGTAAAATCGTCTACTTTTAGTAGTTCGTGCAGTCTGTTTTTACCTGCTACTCGGGCTCCGGCTGATCGGTCTGAAGGTCGCCATTTGCAACCTATTGCGACCATTTCTTCGGCAATAGACGGGCCAATTTGCCCACGATTATGCCAACACGAACTATCAAGTACTCCGTAACTGATATTCTCACCTTGTTCAGCTTGGAGAACAGCTTTCGCCAGATCCCTGCCAGTATGCTTCGACAAGTAGAGCTCACGATAGACAATGAGCGTTTCGTAGCTTGGATCAATCGCGAACCAGTGGACTGCACTGTACGATGAATATCCGTAGTCGCAGGATCTAAATCTTCGCCACGTATCAGGTATTTCAAAAGGCTCGACAACATGTACACTTGTCCTAAACTCTGGGAAGGCTGCACCTGTAGCAATCGCCCAATCACCTTCTAGGAGTTGTCTTCGCTGCATCTCTGGTAGAGAGAGAAGGTTAGCCTCGTAAGCTCCATCGTTGGCTAGGTAAGGATTGTCGTACAGACTTGCCGGAATAAATCGTCTGTTAAATAGTGCCTGACCGGGTTTCTCTGGATGATTGTCAGGGTATCTTAGTTCTTCACCTGTATCGATATCCGTTGCTGCAAATGGAGTATTCGCAGGGGCCGGATCGATAAACATGCGCTTAACCCATGAGTGTCCGGGGCCACCGGGGTTTGTTGTGCCGCGCATGAAGATAGGGAGATCTGGATCCGTTGTACGCAAACGAGATCTCATATAATTCCAAGCGAAGGGGGTAGGATGCTGCGTCAGTTCGTCAAAGGCAATATAGCTAAACGCTTGACCTTGGTATCTGAGTACATCCTCATCGCGCTCAAGGTACGTGAGCCACAAACGTGCTCCGCTTGGAAATACCCACTGTGACTTCTTTTCTTGCCATTTAGCACCTTTAAAAGCCTTGGGGTATAACTCTTGTGTTTTCCAGATAATCTCACGAAGTTCATCGTTAGTTCGACGTAAGATTAGCCCGTTAAAGTTAGCATTACTAAAGTAACGCATAGGGTCAGCAATCAGGCTGTAGGTTTTTCCACCTCCGGCACTGCCCCCATAAAGTACCTCTCGTTCTGATGATGCTAGGAACTCAGTCTGAGGGCCGGGGTTTGGCGTGAATATAATCTCACGCTCTTCTGGAACAGCCTCGAAATCAAGGCTTTCTGTTATACCATTTGTTCTAACTGGCTCGTCTTTGGGGGCTGTACGATCCTCCCAGTTTTCCAGTTTTTTTTTCTGTAGCGTCAGTACACGTTTAGCATCCGCTGCTTTACGTTTAATACGCGCCTTGGCTTTCTCTGGGCCTGTCTTAGGAGCTAGTCTTCGACGTTCTTTCTTCTGTCGTTTCTCTCGCTCGTTATCGGGCTTAGATCCTCGTCGTTCTTTCCAGATCTTGTTGATCCCTTGGTGAGAGATCGATTGCCCGGTCTTGTTCGTAAGGAATGCTGCAGCTTCTCGTAAAGACCCGCCATTGTCAATAAAGTCCAGTGTCTCGACAATGATAGGAACCATCTCCTCATCAGGTATGAGAATACAAGGATCATCCTCTGATGGTTTATATCCGTAAGCTACGCGAGCTTTTGCATGTGCTCTGCGCTTCTCTGGGAAGTCTGTCATTATGTCTCTTGCTTAGGTGGAAGAATAAAAATACCGCCCTCTGGCCCTTTGACCTCAAGCTGTTCCCGCTTCACTACCCCTGCACGATCCAAAACCTCTTTAGCAGCCGCAACAATGTTACGAGCCCCTAATGCACTTGGATCATAGAATACTCCTGCTAGACTTGCCGCTGCTTTAGGGGCATTCATCGCCATCATTGTTTGCGCTGCATCTACAATATGGTCACGAATAGGCGTAATAGCCTCTTTGACCGTAGTGTGCTCTGAATACCCTGCAATACGCATAGCCGCGCGGAAATCTCCGTTAGCTTCGCCCATCAAGGCATTGATTAGAGCTTCTTGCCGCTCAGTTAATGGTTTTTTATCGCTCATCTTAAATACACAAATGCTAGACCAACTGCGCCTGTACAGACCATCCAGAAGAACCGTTCCGCAAAGGCAATCTTCTGGCCCCGCGCAATAGCTTGCTTCTCCTGCTCATCCATACGAGCATCTACTTTGCGCACAGTCTCGTCAAAGTTATCCATACGCTTAAAAAGCGTGACCATGCGTTCTTCCATACGAGCAAGACAGACAATAGCATCAGCCATCTTATCTATCTTTTGCTCCATTCTATCCAACCTGTCATCGCTCATAAGTTATGCCTTCTTTTTTGCCTTGTTCTTGGGCCAACCTTTTTGCATCTGCTTGTAGGCTTTATCGCTTATGGTGCTGTTTTTCTTAGAGCGTGAAGTACCTGCCTTCTTACGCGCATTGATGTTTCTAACTAGGGACATACTGCTACCATTTCTTGCACGACCAGTACCTAGCCGTTAGTTTGGATTTTGCGGTTGAGCATTTGTGACGAGCACGAAAGCTCTTACGCCTCTTTGGGTTCGACTTCTTGATCCGCATATTAGGATCACCGAAACGAACAATCTTTTCCTTGCCATTCTCGCAAGCTTTAACAACAAACTTCTTCGAAGCACCCGGGGTGCGACGAGGCTTGTTGCATTTCATTTTTGACTTATCGATCTTAGCCATAAAAATAATACCACATGCCAAAACCCGCTCCACCCCAGACAACGAGAACAATGAATACCCACGTTAGAACTTCGATAAGCTCTTGCCGTTCTTTCTCACGCTGCATCTGGGCTTCTTTGCGTGCCTTGCGTGCCTTAGCTTGGTACTCCACCCAAGAATCGTATAAGCCCGGTCTTCCAAATAGCCGCATATGCGATTGAAGGGCCGCTTTTTGTTGGGCGATCTTCTCTAGGGCTAAGAACTCTTCGAAGTCATCGGAGTCCTTGCCGAGCACTTTGTTAAAAGGACTCTTCTTTCGCTTTTCTGCTTTCGCCTTGAGATCTTCCTCGGCACCTACAAAGGCTGCTATGGATTTTGCACAATCAGCTAATTCTTTAGAATTACTAATCGCGGATTTTATGACCCCGAATGCGGCGTTAGCAGCGGCTAGTTCCGCTAACATCCCCGTACACCAATTCCCTGATTTGTGATCGCCCGATACCTAGGTCTCGTAACTCTCTGTCGCTTAAATTATGCAGGATCCAATAATCTGCTCGTTTTTGTTGTGCGACTTCTATAGCTTTATAAATATTGTAAATTTTAGTCTTTAGATATTGTAGCATAATTACCTCCGCTAATGCAATAACGAAGGTAATTATAACATTCAATTATTTGAATTAGTTCCCGCTATGTTTGCATACCCGAATTGACCGGGGCGCAATACCCTCTCGCAATAAAGCCCTGAGAGGTAGCACCATTAACCACTTTCACTACATCTTGCTGACAAGCTTCAATGGTATCAAATAAATCTGCCTTACTAGTAATTTGGCAGGTGGTGAAATCTAGACTAGCACAAAAGACCACCACCCCAAGGAAAGACATTACTTCGGGCCTCTTTGACCGCCACGAATTGCGTTCAAGATACCATAAGTTCTATTTATTGGCCTTTTCGTAGGCTTGCCTCTACCGGGGATTGGACGAGGCTTAGGTCTAGGTCTTGGCCCTCGATAGGGAAGCGTAACCGGATCAAAGCCCGGAAGAAAGCCCGGACGAGTGTAGCCCGGTGTTGTAGGCTTATCGCCGCGAGGCTTTGAGGGCGTATAGAAATCATCAACTCTTGGACGATCACCTTTGGGCTTAGGTAAAGAAGGTTTTACATATACGGGACGATCACCTTTTGGCATCGTCAGAGGAGTACCACCTTCATGGTATCCTTTTTTCTTTTTAGCCATACCGCCACCATAGAGCTTAGGCTTCTTAGGCGTACCTTTCTGCTTCGGGCCATTCGAAGCACCACAATTCGACATATCTTTCTCTCCTAGGAACCGGGAACATAATTATCTGGTAAACCCTCTTCATCATCAATCTCGCCATCTACCTCTCGTCCGAAACCATCAGACCAGAAGAACTCATTATACCCGCGAAAAATAACAGCGTCCCGATCAGCCCGTTTCTGGGTGATCAAACCTTCTTCGACGAGCAAGGTGCGTACTTCTTCTAGGGAGAGTCGTTTGCCAGTATTAGCTTCAATTGCCGCTCTGATATAATGAAGATTAATCATGAGGGTGTAAGTATTATCCCATGTTCCCCTAACAGAGTCAACAATTAGGGGATTTACAAAAATGCTGAAATGTGATATAACGGAACCACTGTTCCCGAGAGTAAACCCCTATAGAGAGATCTATCTTATAAGCTATGTCTCGACTTGAGTTAGGGAGTAGGTATCCTTTAACCGCTCAATATCCTGCCGCATAAGTTCTTCCGTAAATTCTTCCGGCTTCATATGCAGCATTCTTTTATTAACTCTTTTGAGCAACATCTCTTTACTTAAAATTCTAATAAGACTTGTATCGAGGCAGACTAGTACAAACTGGTCTGCTTCTTTCTTTTTCAGGGTATAAACATAGTAACGATACTCCGTACCATCTAAACCTGTCTTAGCTAAATGCGTCTTAGGGGTACTCTTCACCTCAATCGTAAAGAGCTTGCCATCACTAGACTTGCACCAGATATCCGAGCCTCTTCGATCAACAATAGAGCACTCAATACCCACCGCCTCTAGGTAATAGCTAACTAGGTTCTCGCCTATACGCCCAATGCTCTCATTATGATTTGGAAAGTCTTCAATTCGAACTGGTATATTCATCGTCATCTACCTCGGGAAGATCGTCAGGATCAACATCGAAGAGATCCTGTATTTGCGTTGAATCCTCCATCTGATTAGCTACCGTGCGTAGCCTCTCAGAGCACCTGTCTAGTTCATGCGCAATACAGTATAGCTGCTGATAGTCACTATCGAACTTATTAAGCTCCACAGCCTCATCAATCAGTCTTTCAAGCCTTGTTTCGACTTCTTCTGGTTCATCATCCCCGTACCCTAAGATATACGCCGTGAAAACTACTCCATGCTCTTCGCTAAAGCCGATAGAACAAGAATAATCCATCTCGATATCAAATTTTAAGGATGTATGATCATGTATCACTGCTCGATACCCTTCTCTAGTGGAAGTTACCTTAATACCTACACTATC